GGTGAGCGCAACCATAAGCTAGAGGGTGTGACTGTGTCGTTGTTTAATGAGTCACCCGCACGAAACGCTGACGTTGTTTCTATGCTGAACAATGAAATAGCCTGTAAGCCGTTTGAGTCATCAAGCCCTGTTGGTGAGTGGGCAAAGTCGGTAGGTGTAACGTATATGTGCCGTGGATCAATACCAAACGAAATGGGCAGGTTTGCAGGATACATTGCAGTGGGATTTAAAGCAGAACCATCAGACCTTACATCTATTAAAACCCGCATTATTCTAGCCGCATCGGAGATGGACAAATGAACTGGATCAAAGAGAAGTGGGCGCAACTTGTCGAATGGTTTAAGGGGCTAAAATTATGATCCTCGACATCTTAGGTATTGGCTCAAAGATCATTGATAAGATATTTCCTGACGCAAACGCTGCGGAAGCTGCAAAGCTCAAGCTGTTAGAGCTTCAGCAGTCTGGTCAACTTGCACAACTCAATGCAGATATGCAAGAGCAGCAGGAGCTTACCAAGCGCCATACGTCCGACATGAGTAGCGACAGTTGGCTATCAAAGAATATCCGCCCTATGACCCTCCTAATCATTCTGGCGGGGTATTTCACCTTTGCCTTGATGAGCGCCTTTGATCTGGAGACCCACAAGCAGTACGTGGAGCTCCTAGGTCAGTGGGGGATCATCATAATGAGCTTCTATTTTGGTGGCAGGACTGTTGAAAAAGTAGCCGACATGGTCGAGCGGCGCAAAACAAAGGAAATTGAAAATGCTGGTAAGTAAGGAAATGCTCCTAACGATCACAACGCCTGAGCTCGCTGAGAAGTGGGCAGACGCCCTCAATGAGACCTGCGAGCGCTTTGCGATCGATTCCCCCTTCCGTATCGCTGGATTCCTGAGCAATACTGCGCACGAGTCGGGTGGCTTCAAGTTCGTCAAAGAGAACCTTAATTACTCCGCTGCGAGCTTGATGCGGGTCTGGTCTAGTCGCTTCCCCTCGATTGAGGTGGCTCAAGCATACGCAATGCAGCCAGAGAAGATTGCCAACAAGGTGTACTCCAGCCGCATGGGTAATGGCGACGAAGCCTCTGGTGACGGTTGGAAGTACATTGGACGGGGTTTGATTCAGCTCACAGGCAAGAATAATTACGTTGCCTACTCGATGGCTTGTGACAACGAGGCATTGACTAAACCTGAGATTGTCGAGCAGCCAAAGTACGCCGCCGAGTCCGCAGGATGGTTCTGGGATGTCAATAAGCTCAACACGCTCGCCGACGCTCAGGACATTCAAGGCATGTGTAAACGTATTAATGGCGGATTTAATGGCTTAGATGACCGCCAAATGAAGTATTCGAAGATCATGGACTATTTCAATCAGCGGCAATAGAGGGTAAAATGGCAAACAAGGCGCTTTGTGATAAATCGCAGACAAATTCCATACAGGAAGCGCTATGACGACCTCATTTACCCTTACCTACGATAATCTTGTCAATACGGTCAAGCAATATCTTGAGCGTAGTGACGCATCTGTCGTCGAAAGAATCCCCACATTTATTACTTTGGCTGAGTTCGAGATTGCTCAGCAGGTCAAGACGCTTGGTCAAATTCAAGTCGTCCAAGCCAACATGAACGTGGGCAACCCTGTCATACAAAAGCCTGCACGTTGGCGCAAGACGGTCTCAATGACGCTGAACAATGGCACGCAAAAGAGCCCCGTATTCTTGCGCAAGTTTGAGTACTTACAGTCATACAACAACGAAGGCTCGACAGGTCTGCCAATTTATTACGGCGACTATGACTACGACCACTGGCTGGTCGCTCCGACGCCTGATGATGACTACCAGTTCGAGGTTCTGTACTACGAGCGTCTGGCTCCGTTATCGTCAGAAAATCAGACAAACTGGATCACCAATAACGCCCCGAATGCGATGCTCTTTGGCACGCTCCTTCAGGCTGTGATCTACCTAAAAGATGATCAGCGCCAGATCTTCCAACAAAAGTACGACATGGCGATGGCAGCGCTCAAGGCTGAAGACGTTACCCGCATCGGTGACCGATCCGCTGTCGCAGTGGATTCGTAAGAGGAAAATATGTCATATATCAACCCATTTACAGGTCAAACTCTCTCTCCTTCAATGGTAGGATACGAAGAGTTTACGATCTCTGCTGATTTAGAACTTGCTTGGCCCGTAAACGGCAATGACACTAACGTGGTCGCATCGATCATCGAGGTGACTGCCACGGTCGCAAGCCTGAACTTGGTGATGCCATCGGCGCAGCAAGTCTCGACTGGTCAAAGCGTCCTGATCCGTAACATCGGCGCAAACGCATTTACGGTTACAGACTTCTCTGGCAATACGATCGTATCGATCGCCTCTGGGATTGCTGAGTACATCTATGTGACCGATAACACCACCGATGACGGCACTTGGGAGGCGTTTACGTTTGGCGCAGGAACATCAGCCGCTAACGCTGCAACCCTTGCTGGCTACGGCTTAAAAGCGATCAGTACCACGCTGAATCAAAACTATACAGAGGCATCTCTGTTTTCTGACACGGTCTTAAATAACACAAACCGTGCTCAGTTCTTGGTTTGGGCTACTGGCGTGGGGACTATAACCCTGCCAACAGCCGCATCAGTCGAGAACGGTTGGTTCGTCATGATCCGCAACGGCGGCTCAGGTATTGTTACCTTGACCCCAAGTGGCGTAGACACGATCGACACAAACGCCACCCAGCAACTTCAGTTGACTGAGTCGCTTGTCATCGTCTCTAATGGAACAAACGGCTATAGCACATTTGCATACGGTCGCAGCAACACGTTTGCTTACACTCAGCTCGCCAAGACAGTTGCTACTGGCACGTATACGCTGAGCGCTGTTGAGTACGCCAACGTCGTGCAGGAGTATTTCGGTGCGCTGACTGGCAACGTGATCATTGTGCTCCCATCGACGGTTCAGATTTATTACCTGAATAATCAGACAACAAATGCATTCTCACTGACATTTAAGACATCGTCTGTCGGTGCTGCAACAGTAACGGTTGCTCAGGGTCAGACGCTTACGGTTGTGTGTGATGGCACAAACGTATACAACTCAAGCTCTGCCGCTGGCGGTACGCTCACATCGCTGACAATTGCAGCAGGCTCTGCGGCAGCGCCTTCAATAAATTTTACAAGTAATACTAATACTGGTATCTATCAGCCAGCGACAAATCAATTTGGAATTTCATTAAACGGATCTGCTGCCATGACCGTTATTACGACTGGCATTAGGGCTACCGTAGGAATATCTGGAGGATCATTTTGAGCGCAAAGGTTATCTCGCTCAACATACCGCCCGGTATCCAACGGGATGGTACTCTGCTCGACTCTTTGACTTACGTCGACGGTCAGTGGGTTAGGTTTCAGAGAGGTCGCCCACGTAAGATGGGTGGGTACAAAGGAATATTCCAGAACGCTACAAATATATCTCGTGGCATGATTATGCAGCCCGATAACGGACTGAGCTATGTCTATAGTGGATATAACAACGGCTTGCAGTACTGGGTAATGGATGATGATGACGGCGTCGGATCTGGTCCTAACCCCATCACAATGACCTCTGGCTTTACTGCAAATGCTAATAATCTGTGGCAGTTCGATCTTGGTTACGATGCAAATGGAACGGGTAATGAGACGCTGGTAGCGCACCCCGGTCTAAACCTCGCCAACATTGACAACACGATTAATACACCCGTCCTTATTGGAAATTTCCCAAGCGGTGCGATGTCGCCTGTAGGACAATTCACGGCTTCTGCGGCATTAAATGCTACGACCACTGCAACCGTTACTGGCACTGATGTACGAATAGGCGCAGGACAGCTTGTGACAGGCACAGGCATCCCATCAGGCACGACCGTGGTAAGTTCTGTGCCTTCTGGTGGAAACACCACAGTGACCCTCTCTTTGGCTGCAACGGTCACAGCGACCAGTACGCTCACGTTTGATAATGAGATCAACGTATCTGGCGGTTGCGTCCTGATCTATCCGTACCTGTTTGTTTATGGGAATAACGGTCTTATTCAGAATTCATCGGCTGGTAACTTTCAGGACTGGGTATCTGCCGATGCCAACGCCAATAACGTCGCCACTGGTAAGTTTGTCAAGGGCTTGCCTGTTCGAGGTGGTACGACATCGCCGTCTGGACTGTTTTGGTCGCTAGATAGCTTGGTGCGAGTCTCTTATGCTCCGCAAACAATTGGCGCTAGTACGGTCTTCTGGCGCTACGACATTATCTCGACGCAGACCTCAATCCTCTCTAGCCAATGCGTGATTGAGTATGACAGTATATTTTATTGGATCGGCACAGATCGATTCTTGACGTACAACGGTGTTGTGCAAGAGATTGCAAATAACGCCAACATCAATTTCTTTTTCGATAACTTGAACTACAACCAACGCCAGAAGGTCTGGGCGAGCAAGGTTCCACGTTTCGGTGAGATCTGGTGGTTCTACCCCTCTGGTGACTCTGAAGAGTGCGACAACGCAATCATCTACAACGTGCGTGATAAGGTTTGGTACGACGCTGGGTTTGCGCTAGGCGCTCGACGATCTGCGGGTGTATTCCCAGAGGTGTTCAGGTTTCCGGTTTGGGCAGGCAATGAGCCCGAAGGTGGCAACACCATTCTGTGGCAGCACGAGACGGGTGTCAATCGGATTAACCTCTCGCAACAGACAGCGATTCAGAGCTATATTGAGACGAATAGTATTGGATGGGTGACGGGAGGACCGGGTCAACCTGCGCCCGTCGGCAACAACAACTGGATCAGGCTTGAGCGTCTTGAACCTGACTTTGTGCAGTCCGAGCAGATGAGCGTTGTGGTCACTGGAAAGGGCTATGCGGAGGACGTCGATCAGCCCTCTGAGCCGTACACCTTTGAGCCAAACACACTGAAAGTCGACTTGCGTGAGCAGCGCCGAGAGATGCGTCTAAGATTTCAGAGTAACGTGGTAAACGGTAACTTCCAGATGGGTCGTATTCTGCTGTCTGCTGAGATTGGCGATGTTCGTGGAACGGGCAACCCATAATGGTTATTTACGATCCTCGCAACATGACATGGGATCAGTGGTGTCCGCTTATGGCGGAGCTATTTGCCGCTCAGCAGCTTGGCACTGTCCCTGAAAACATGTGGAAGCAGTGGGGCAATGGATTAGCAGGTAATGGTTTTTTTGAGCGGAATGGTGTTCCGTCAACGCAAAATTTTGATTCATGGCAGGACTGGGCTGAGGCTTTGGTCGGCATTGTGAACGTGGGGTAGGTATGGACGAAAGCTACGAAGATCCTCGATTCAGCTCCTCACAGGGCAGGTGGGTCACATACAACGCCGACCAAGGTGCTGTCTGGGAGCCCCTGACGATTGCTGCGCCATTAGGACAGTACGAGGGAGGAGGCGACGCAGGCGGACAGTGGAGAGACTTCTCTCCTGAAGAGACCGCAGCCGCCGCAGCAAAGATCGAGGCGAACAGACTCGCAGAGCTACAGCGTGCCTCAGGGATCCTCGCTGATAATCCTTTGTCTGTCACTGGCGATCAAATACAGACACGGTACGGAGATGTAAACGTAGGTAGGTTCAAACCTATTGCTGCGGACGGACAGCCTATAACAGGCGAGACCGCTGCGCAACTGGTCGACCCGCAGACAGGCGCTCCAGTTTATCTTAGCAACCCCAATGACCCGTTTTCATATACCTATGACGTTACAGATACTCCCGCAATTAGCGGAACGGTGGCTCAGCAAGCGGCTCTATATCGCCCTATCGAAGATAAAGGCGTATTTGGCACGCTAGGCGGCGACCTCCTTTCAGCGGTCAAAGACCCATACTTCCACAAGTTCTTGGCTGCTGCGGCTGCTATAGGCGGCACAGGTCTGGCGCTTAACTCTGCCTATGGTGTAGG